ACCAAAGACAAGAACGCCAAGGTTGTGCGCGAGATCATTGCTTTGGCTGGTGAGCGCAAGTCGTGGCTGGTGTTTTGCGCTGGTGTTAACCATGCACAGCATATTAAGGATGCGCTGATCGAGCAAGGCATTGTCGCCGAGTGTGTCACGGGCGAGACACCATCAAACGAGCGTGACCGCATCCTCAAAGAATTTAAAGCGGGGCGCATCCAAGCGTTGACCAATGCCAATGTACTGACCACCGGTTTTGACGCGCCTGGCATCGATCTGGTGGCTATGCTGCGCCCTACCATGTCACCCGGCCTGTACGTGCAGATGGCGGGTCGTGGCTTGCGAATAGCCGAGGGCAAAACCGATTGCATGGTTTTGGACTTTGCAGGCGTAGTTGAGCAGCATGGCCCCATCACCGCCGTGAGGCCACCGCCAAAGAAGGGCGACAAGCAGGGCGAAGCGCCTGTGAAGGTATGCGATCAATGCCAAGAAATCTGTCATCTATCGGTGCGGATTTGCCCAGCCTGCGGCGCTGAATTCCCCGAGCCAGTCAAAGCCGCGCTCAAACTGTCAAACCTTGACATCATGGGCGTGGAGGGCACCGACCTAGACGTTACCGCCTGGACATGGCGCAAGCATTTGAGCCGAGCCAGTGGCAAGGAAATGCTGTCCCTGACCTATTACGGGGGCTTGTCTGACCCACCAGTGACCGAATACCTGGCAGTGACGCACGATGGCTATGCTGGAGAGAAAAGCCGCCGCTTATTAGCTGAGATAGCACACAAGGCAGGCGTGACGCTTGACTATGCAGCCTCCGACCTGCACGAGATGGCGCAGCAGCTCACCAAGGGTCAGCCGCCGAGCCAAATAGAATTTAAGCGCGAAGGCAAGTTTTTTACAATACTCAAAAGGATATGGATATGAAACACCCAGAACCCGAAATCGTCACCATCTATCGCAAAACCCTGAAAACCATGCCGCCGAAAGTCTGTCACCTTTGCGACAATTATAACAAGCATGGGGTTTGTGATGAATTTAATGACGTGCCGCCCGAGTCATTTGCAAGTGAGCCAGATCAATGTGAGTTGTGGGTAGAGGTAATTCCGTTTTAGCGTGGTAAAATGATTGCGTCAGGACAGGGCCGGCCAGCCTTGCATTGCTCTAACCAATGCTTACTGACACCATCATCCAACCGTTAGAGGGTGTCTTATGCCAGTTCAAAAAACCTGCATTACTTGCAGTAAGTCGTTTTTAGTTCCGCCATGCCGAGAATCTGCAAAATATTGCAGTCAAACTTGCCAACCAAAAGCAGGAAATTTAAATCCAAATTTTAAAGGCGGATTAGTGCATTCAAATTGTCTTGAGTGTGGAAAACAAACATCTGTAAAAAGAAACCAAGCAGAAAAAGGTGCTGGCAAATATTGCTCTCACAAATGCAGCAGTATTGCAATTGCAAAAATTGTTTCGGTTAAAGCATGGAAAAACCGAGCCATTAAAAATTGCGTTGTGTGCGATTCAGAAATTAGAGTAAAGCAAAGCCATTCAGAAATTGAGGGTACGTATTGCGGAAAAAACTGCATGTCACTTGGCTATGCGAACCGTCTAACTGGTGATGCCAACCCAAACTTTAAACACGGCAAAGCCCATGTATCTGGTTTTTACGCCAAACAAAGAAAAAATATTGCTGGTTCTTATCCAAAAGAATATCCGTCAATTTTGTATTCTCTGCAAAAAGGGCGGTGTATAAATTGCACGAAGCCTCTAAAAAACAAATACCACATTGACCACATTCAACCAGTTGCAAAGGGTGGGACAAACCATCAATGGAACTTGCAATTGCTTTGCCCGTCTTGCAATTGTAGGAAACACGCAAAAGACCCTATTGTTTGGGCTAACGAAAATGGAAGGCTTTTATGACCGAAAAAGTACCAAGTGAAGACCATGAGCAAATGTTGTTTGTCCAATGGTTCAAGCGTACATATCCAGAAACTAGGATTATGTCTATCCCTAACGGGGGTCATCGTCACATTGCAGTAGCTGCAAAAATGAAAGCCACCGGCCAAGCCCCTGGCGTACCAGATATTTTTATCCCCGCGTGGTTATTGTGGGTTGAAATGAAACGGGAGTCAGGCGGTACAGTCTCGCCAGCACAGCGCGATTGGATCGGCTATTTGGAGAGCATAGGCCACCAGGTCATAGTGGGCAGGGGCTTTGATGATGCTAAAGCGCAGATCATAAAAAAAGCCCCTAGCAAAGGGGCTTAAAGATCAAGCAAGACAGCCAGCAAAGCCGCCAGCAATAGGCTAATTAGAACGAGCATCAGCGCGGCCCCGTTCAATCAGTGTACGCGCATACGTTTGATCTTCGGGGCGCTCGCTAGATAGCATAGCCCTGATTTTGTAGGCTACAGCCTGCGCCTTATCTGATCCTTGCGCTCGTTCAAACGCTGCGCCAGCATTGATGTAGTCAGATTCTAGGTGGTTCACGGCAGCACCCTTGCGCATACACCGCGCACCTGATTGACGCTGTAAATATTATGATTATTAATATTGTCATAAATATAGGTCAGGGCTTCAAGATAAAAACCCATCTCCTCCTTTAAATCATTTATTTGGGCTTGCAGTTCTTCAACCGTGGGAACTGGTGGCGTGAAGGGCGCGAGAGCTTGGGCAATAGTGGGGTGCATCATATTTGTCCTTTTAGAATTGTTGATAAACAATAGTACCCGCCTCAGTGGTGCCAATATAAGCGCCCTCAGCGTTTAAGTACAAAACCACTTGTTCAAGTTCGCCAATTGCGTGGCCATCTTCAACGGAACTAAATTCAATTGAGTATTGCTCTGCAATCTCAGCGTAACTGGCCTCGCTGTACTCGCAGCACAGCGCCACCACATCAAGGTCATAATCTGGGTCGATTTCCTCCAGATAGTCAAACAGAAGGCCGAGTCCCTCATAACTGAATTGATCGACGCGTCCAGCTTGTTTAAACTGGTCGCGGAATTGTGAGGCGTGGTCGATTGTGATGTACATGATAGTCTTTCGGTTAGTTGGAGAAAATGACGCCGTTAGGCTGAATTTTGGTTAAGTTGGCGATGGGCACATGGCGCACCGTGCCGCCATCCTCATGGGCAACCCATGTTCCCGCAAAGTCAATTGCTGCAGTGTTGGCGTTGACGCTGACGACAGTGCCGCGAGCGCGGGTGCCGTCCATCGTGCGGCGGATGACAGCTTGAGAAAAGGCGACTTTATCGCCGACAGTTAATTTGGCCATTTTTTACTTTCAGAATGTGAGCACATCAAACCAAGCCAATAGAAGCAGGGTTAGGCTAATTGAATAGGCCAGCACTGCGAGCAAGTCCATTGCAGCAGCGCGGCGTTTTTCTAATGCCTCTTGAGAGGGTGAGTAGGTGTAGCGGTGCATGATGTTTACGCCTTGTAATAAGTTGTTTTCTCCCAACCACCGTTGCCGTGGCGCACGGTTTTGATGGCAATTCTAGGGATGGTCTTGTCAACCATTTGGGTGACTTTTTCGTCACCCTCATAGGTGCAGTCGCTGGCCCCCGCAATGCGGGTCAATTGACCCTTTTTGGAGACGCTATAAAACGTCTCAGAAAAATTAAACCCCCCCGATATAGTATCGGGGGCTTCGGACATTGGGTTATATGTGATCTTCATTTTTAAATTCTCCTGTTGGTTATAGTCTGCAAAATACAGACCCCTAAGCTCACGGCATGAGCTTAGAGAGTGCATTTAAATACCAGCCTTTAAAATCTTATCGGCCGCGCCAAATATTCGCTGTGCTGACTTGTCGCTTATTTCGCCGCCGGATAACCAGCCTTGGATGTAGCCCCGTGATTCAATCAGACCGGGCAGGCCAAGCACACTGCAAAGAATATAAGCCACTGACTCAGCTTCAACTTCGCGGATGTCCTTGGGTGTACGGTCATCATCGTGCATGGCGTTTTCTGTAGTGTGACCCAGAACCACGTGAGCCAATTCGTGAAAACGGGTTTTATGGGGCAGTGCGGCTACTGGATTGATTGCAATATTTTTGCCCTGCGCATAGCCCTGAGAATTACCATTTGGCGAGTCAAACCGAACTTCAGTTATATCAAGGTTTTGCAGTGCTTTGCACTTGTCCCAGTTAGGCACTGGAATTTCATTTACATAATCCGCGCCTTCGGTCTGATCTAAGGTAAACCAGTTGTTTTTAAGGGTGAACCATTGAAAGCACTCGCCCGTCTTAGCCCCAGCATCGTCTTTTTTATTGATTGTCACCGGCATAACCAGTGCAATAGCTTTTTCGCCTTTCTTAACTTGGCGGCCCAGCTCAGACCATCTTTTATATGTAGCTATCGGTGCCAAGCCCATGCCGCGCCCTTGGAGCTGTGACCAAGCCAGCAGTTGGTTTCCCATGCTGTAATTGTGAAATGCACGATAGCATGAGCTGATAACACCAGGCTGGGTTACAGCATCAGTTAGCATTGATGACCATGCTACGGTCTTTTGGTTTTCCATGTTTTCTCCAATAAGGTTATCGGGACAATTCCCGCCACTGCCCACAGCATGGGCAGGGACTGGTGCTGTCTTATGCAAACATTGGCTCAATTGCAGTAAGGATCACATCCTCTGCTTTGTATGCGCTGACACCACCACAAGGTTCAAAGACTGCACCAGACTCGCATTTGATGCGGAAAGCATCGGCAGTCTTCCAGTCTGCAAAGCGCAAATAAGAGTGATACAGGCGACCTTTAAACGGGCCATCAACGAAACGCTTTGAAAAATTGACTTGGTATTTGTACATGATGTTTTTTCCTGTTGTTGATGCTGCACCGTGCTGCATCATGCGTTTATTGTAACGGATTTTGTAGCATTGCAATGGTTATTTCATACGGGTTTACCCTTACATTGTTTACACTGTTTATGCACTGTGCATAGTGTAAGATTCGGACAAAACCAAGGGTAAACCCTTACACTGTTTGCACTACTACCTTAAGGGTAGTGCATAGTGCATGGTTACTCTTGTGCATTTTTTGGTGGAAATGACGTGGTTAGGGTTTACCCTATGGTTTGGTGGTTTGGGTTTGGTGTTTTACAATTTGCTTGTGTACGCAAAGAAGGATTGATGATGGCTTATGCGATTGAGGAAGTGGTGGAGATTCAGGAAAAGCTATTGGCTGAGATTCAGACCGGGCGCAGCTTGCGTCAGGTATGCAAAGAGGAAGGAATGCCTCATCTCGCTACAGTGCTCCGGTGGGTCGCTTTGGACGCTGACTTTGCGATCAAGTACGCGCGCGCTCGGATGGCCCAAGCTGACACTTTGTTTGATCGAATGGAAGAGGTGGAAGAACAAGTCAGCGCCGGGACGATGGATAGCCACGCCGCCAGAGTAGTTCTCGACTCGATGCGCTGGAGAGCCAGCAAGCTCGCTCCCAAGGTCTACGGCGATCGCCTCGATGTCAGCGTCAGTGACAACCGCATAAGCATCACGGGCGCCCTCCAGGCCGCGCAATCACGCCTCATTGATGTCGTTGACATCACGCCCCTTGCACTGCCCAATGCATCCAGTGCATCGACCAGTGCATCAGACAACGAGGGGGAGGGGTAGGGCCGAGCGCATAGGGCCAACGGTAACGGATGCTCCACGAACAATTTTTTTATTTTTTAATAAATAAAATGCCTTTGGCATTTATTAATATTATGCAAACCACAATATACAAACCAGAAGATGAGCAAGAGTTAATGGCAAGGCTTTGGAGTCCGGTGTTAAAGGATAATCCACTGGCGTTTGTGAAGTTTGTATTTCCTTGGGGTGTGCCTGGTACTCCGCTTGAGCATTTTAGTGGTCCAAGAAAATGGCAAAGGGAGATATTGCAAGATATTACTGACCACATTGCTGAGAATAAATCTATTGGTGAATCTAAATCTAACCAAGAGATAATGTACAAAGTATTGCAAGAGGCAATATCAAGTGGACGGGGTATTGGTAAATCGGCATTGGTTTCTTGGTTAACTATATGGATGTTAACGACAAGGATTGGTTCAACAACGATTATTTCGGCTAACAGTGAGAATCAGTTGAGGTCAATTACTTGGGCTGAGATTACCAAATGGTTGGCTATGAGTTTAAACAGTCATTGGTTTGAGGTGAGTGCGACAAGGTTGGCCCCGGCAAAGTGGTTGACTGAGTTGGTGGAGAGTGATTTGAAAAAGGGCACGAGGTATTGGGGTGTTGAGGGGCGGTTATGGAGTGAGGAAAATCCGGATGCTTATGCGGGGGTACACAACTTTGATGGGGTGTTGGTGATATTTGATGAGGCGTCTGGTATTGCGGATCCGATTTGGTCGGTTACTGGTGGATTTTTTACGGAGAACACGCCCAATCGTTTTTGGTTGGCGTTTTCGAACCCAAGGCGCAACACGGGGTATTTTTACGAGTGCTTCAATAGCAAGCGGGATTTTTGGGCGACTAGGGTTGTGGATGCTAGGACGGTGGAGGGCACGGATAAGGCGGTGTATGAGAGGATTATTCAAGAGTATGGTGCTGAGAGTAGTCAGGCGCATGTGGAGGTGTATGGTGAGTTTCCTAGTGCGGGGGATGACCAGTTTATTTCCAGTTTGGTGGTGGACGATGCGATGAAGAGGCCACTGCACAAAGACCCGTCTGCGCCGATTGTGATTGGGGTGGACCCTGCAAGGTTTGGTGCGGATGCTACGGTGTTGGCGATTAGGCAGGGCAGGGATATTGTCAAGATCATTCGGCATCGGGGGGACGACACGATGACGGTGGTCGGGCATGTGATTGAGGCGATTGAGGAGTGGAAGCCTGCGATGGTGTTTATTGATGAGGGCGGGTTGGGGGCGGGGATTGTGGACCGGCTGAAAGAGCAGCGGTACAAAATTAAGGGGGTGAACTTTGGTTGGAAGTCTAAGAACCCGGCGATGTATGGGAATATGAGGGCGCAAATTTGGGGGGATATGAGGAATTGGCTTAAAAGCGGCAGCATTCCGAATGACAGGTTCTTGAAATCTGATTTAATTTCGCCTATGATGAAGCCGGACTCCAAGGGTTCAATATTTTTGGAGTCTAAAAAGGACATGAAAGCGCGGGGGCTGGCTTCTCCGGATGCTGCGGATGCGATAGCGCTCACGTTTTCGTATCCGGTGGCGAATCGAGATTACAATTCGCGCATTGAGCGCCGTGTGGTATCTGAGCGCGGCATGGTATCAACTTCTTGGATGGGAAGTTAATTGCAATTTGAAGGTTGTTAAGCCAGCGTTCAAGGATGTTTCAGCAGGGATTTTCTGGCTTTCTCCCCTGCCTTGACGAGACCAAATTGAGACCTTCATCTTTTTTAGGAGTTAACGTGGCAACTAAAAAATCAGTATCACTAAGTGTAGGCAGGGGCGAGAAGTTGCCTGTCTCTAAAGGTGCTGGATTGACTGAGAAGGGTCGCGAGAAGTACAACGCGGCCACTGGCTCGCATCTTAAAGCGCCAGCGCCTAACCCCAAGACCAAAGCAGATCAGGGCCGCAAAGATTCATTTTGCGCCCGGATGGGCGCCGTTGCGGCTAATGCCAAAGACGGTGAACGCGCCAAGGCGGCGCTTAAACGATGGAAGTGTTAAATCATGGCAACTAAACCTGGCTTGTATGCCAATATTCACGCAAAGCAAGAGCGCATCAAGGCTGGCTCTAACGAGAAAATGAACAAGGTCGGAAGCAAGAACGCACCGACGGCTAAAGATTTTAAAGATTCGGCCAAAACGGCTAAGAAGGGCAAATGATGCCACTTGTTAAATCTAAATCGCCCGAGGCGTTTCGCAAAAATGTCAAGGCTGAAATGGCGGCGGGGAAACCTGTTAAGCAGGCCGTGGCCATTGCTTACTCTGTTAAGCGCGAAGCCCCCAAGCCAACCATGAAGAAAAAATGACCCCAAAAGCCCTGCAAAACTGCATAATTATGGACCGT